TTGGCGCCCCTCCTGGGGAGCATGACGACTTAGTTATGGCCTGGCTGCAGGCACAAACCGTATGTGATCTGGAGGTTGGTTCAAGCAACAGGAAGGACCCGAGGGAGAGAGACCTTCCTCCTCCTAGCTGGACCGCCTGGAGCGAAGACGATGACTACCGGCCAATCAAGAAGAGTGGCCTTGGATCTAAGTGGGTGTGATGGCTAAGTTCGACCCGACCAAGATTTCTATAAAGCAAGAGGCTGCATCGGAGCTTCTCGACAAGGTGCTCGTGGCAGAGTCCACGATTAGAAAAGCGCACTTCGACGACTGGCGAAATCTAATGGATGCCTATCGATTGGGAGTAGAGAAAGAGGATGGTGGTCGCGGAATGGCCTTAGTTTCCTCCTCTATTGAGGGGATTAAGCCGCACATCTTTCACAATGACCCTGCAATCTATGCAAGGCCGCGAAGGCCATCGGACTCTGGAGAGGCAAAGGCAAAGTCTAAGGTTGCGGAATCTGCGCTTGCGTATGAATGGGTAGAGGGTGGCTTTAATGAGGAGTGTCGAAAGGTTCTCGACGACGCTCTGATCCTCTCTGCTGGAATCGGAAGAATCACTTACCAACCAGCTGGCATTTTTGTTCCTGTAGAGGACTATGACCGGGACCTAGACGAGGACGACACTTTTGACGACGACGACGGAATGCAGACAGTGCGCGACCGTCTTGAGGAGATGGGCATTCCGGCAGATAGACCGGCAGCTCATGCCACGCTTCTACGAGTGAGCCCGTTTAACTTTGTATTTCCACCTGGATATGACGAGATTGGCCGGATGCCATGGGTTGCCATTCGGCACCTTATCCACGTAGACGAGGTCAAGAACGACAGTCGTTTCGCAAACACCAAGGACCTTGTTGCTGACAAGGTTAAGTCTCTCGACGAGTTGAATGAGTCAGGCGTTGGAAATGTATGGCGGCGCGAACAAGCCGAGCACATAGAGGTTTACGAGGTCTGGTATCACGCCTGGGCGAACCGAGTTGTTCGCTCGAGCGGTCGTCGAAAGCGTAGGCGCGTAAAGGAGATGCGTGTCTTGTGGGCTTGCCGACAGGGAGATGGCGGCGATGACGTTACTATCTTGAAGCATGCGCTTAGCCCGCTTGACATGGAAGGCTACCCGTTTGTCGACCTTCGCTTCGATAAAGTGAACGATCAGTTTTACGGCATCTCGCTCGCGCAAAAGATTCTTCCTTTATCTGAAAAGGTTCAGCGGCTGATGGACGGCGCTGTTAGTGGGCTTGAGGCCTCTATGGCACTTAAAACTGTCTACAAGGACGGCATCTTCGACAAGAACGCAAAGGCAGCTCTTGCGTCGAATCAGCCGCAGATGGTTGCGGCCAAGAGCAAGAACGTTGCAGCTGACGTTAGAAACCTAGTAATGCCTGCGTTCCCTCAAGAGTTTGTTGGGACGATGAACCTTATTCGCTCCTTTATGAACGAGGTGGGAGCGGGCGACGAGGCTCTTCGCGGCGGTCGGAGCTCAGCAAAGTCTGCAACAGAGGTGTCTTATAGAGCTGCGATGCACTCAGGGCGCTCTGAAACAAAGCTTCGCGTATTTGAGAAGTTTGTTCAGACTATTGCGAGAAAGACCCTTCAGGTCATGCAGCAGTTTTATGACGCTGATAGGTGGGTTCAGATCACCGGGCAGGACGAGCCCGTCTCATACTCTAGGAACGACATCAGGGGGGAGTTTGACGTAGGCGTACATGCTGGAAGCATGAAGCCCGTTGGTCCAGAGGCGGAGCGCCAGTCATACATTGGGTTCATGAATGCCTTGGGTATGTCAGCTCAATCCCTTGCTGCAGCGCAGGTTCCGCCGGATGCGATTGCGGCCTTCTACACAAAGGCTCTTGAGCTCTGGGAACAGGACAGCCCCGAAATCAGGGATAGCTTTGCTCAGCTCTTTGGGCAGGCGGCGGGCCAGGCTGGCACAGCGCCCCCTGCACAGGAAGGCGGCGGACCTTTGCCAGAAGAGTCGATTGGTATGGGCGCTGCAGTTAATCCAGTAAGTGGGGAGTCGTTAACGATTCCTGCAGCTGGGCGCGAAGGTTTTGGGGCGCCTCCTGGCGTACCGCAGTTTTAGGAAGGAAAGTTAGATGCCTATTTACACGCTTAGGTGTTGCCGATGTGCCCATGCTTCTGAGCAGGGATTTACGGTTAACGCATTTGTGGCGCAGAAGGAGCGCGGATTCACCTACATCACATGCCCGAGGTGCCGGCGACGAGGCACGATGAGTCATGACTTTGTTGCGGATGTCAAAACGCAGTCAACTCATAGCGGTGAGTATACGTTTGCCGAGAACGCTCCTGAGGATCACTTAGTTGGTCAGACTGTTTCAAAGACGGAGGCTAAGCGGATTCTTAAGAAGCATGGCCTTATCGAGTCGGTAAAAGAGGGTAAGCGCGGTCTCAACGCTGGAACCAAGCGGTATACGCAAGACGAGATTGTGAAGCGATGGACGGAAAACCGCGCACAAGAAACCGATTCTGAAGACAAGCAAGTTGACACAACTACCGTAGAAGTGGATACGATTGTTTCCAAGACTTGGCCTGCACTTAAAAAGCAGGCTAAGGAACTCGGGATTAAGGTCCCGATTACAACTAAAAGGCCCGAACTTGAGCGACTGGTTCGGGAATCACTTACAACTTAGTCGCGTTTTGGAGAACCCGTGAACCCTGAGCTTGACAGCGATAATCCAGCACCGGAAGCAGCATCAGAGCACGTTGATAATTCGGAAGTGGCCGCTTCTGAGACCAACAGCCTTGAGGCGACTCCTGGTGAGGGAACCGATGTCTCGAGTGATGGTGCGAACGGTTCTGGGTCGTTTTGGTCTGGGAACCCCCTAGACCTTGAGCCGGAAAACCTAGCCATTTATCGAGAGATGCAGTCTGGTCTAACCTCAAAAACTCAAGAAATCGCTGATTTGAAGCGTGGACTTGATGAGGATAGGTCGGTACTGCAGGACCAACGAAACCAACTCCAACAGGCCTGGCTCGCTATGCAAGCACAGTCGGGTCAAAAGCCGAATGGGGCTGACAATGCGGGGCAGGAGACTGCTCCTACCGTTGACGAACTGCGTAAGCGGTTCACCGAGAAAGCTGAGAACGGGGATGGTTTTGGTGCCCTGCTTGAGATAATGGATGCGCGTATGAAGGCCTCTGGGTCTGGTCCGCGTGAGCACGAACTCCTCAAGGAGATTGATACGCTTAAGCGACAGGTCTATTCCGTCGCGGAGACTTTTGCTCCGCACCGGGAAGCCTCTCGTTTGAACACAATCTTTGAGGATATGAAGGGCGGGAATTACCGGGAGTTCAAGGATGAGCGCGTCAAAACGGAGATGCGTAAAATCTTGGATGCTAACGACCCAACAATTGTGAGCCTTCTCGGCTCGGGAACAGAGGATGCCTATCGGGCAGCTCTGTCTCTTGCCGGGGAGCGTGCCATCAGGGCGGTCAATGAGGGCCGTCTTATCGATAATGCTAAGCGAAGAGCCGAGTCTGCTCCTCCATCCAGCCAGTCAGGTACGTCTTCTTCCCCTATTGGATCTACTGCGACGATGTCTATGGATGACATCCTCGATCAGGTCCTGGGGCAGAATCCGGATTTGAAGGGTCGGTTTGGTTGAGTTGCGCGAAGCCTTCTAAGAGGTAACTAATGGGAGCTCCATTTTCGACAACACTTAGCGACTACACGAAGGCGTTCAGCCTTACGTGGGGCGCTAGCTGGGAGAAGCTTGTTTGGCTGATCCTAGAGCAGTCCCCCCTGCTGTACTCAATGTACAACAAGGGTTCTATCCACCTTGAGGCCGCGCCTAATGCGCGAGTCCCATTCGCCCACGCTGAGAATCCGAATGTGCAGACCTACCAGGGTTCGCAGGTTCTGAACACGGCTGACAGCGAGTTCGTCAAGATGTTCCTGTGGGACAACTGGGGGCAGATTTCCTGTCAGTCAGTCGTCGCATGCGACAAGGTCGATCTCAACCAGAACGCGAAGCGCCAGATTGGCAAGCTTCTCGATGCCGAGATGCAGCAGTGCGCTATTACTATGCGTAACTACATCGAGGAACAGCTTCACACGGCTAGTACCGTGAACGGCGACATCGATGGTATTCGCGGCATGATTGAGTTTGCGACTCCCGCAGCGCAGGCAGCAACCGCAAACAATACGGTCGGCAACGTCCAGAAGAACGCTAACTACCACTTCAACCAGTTCCAGCAGATCGGCGGCGGTTTCATGACTGCCGGTATTCCGACTTGGACTCAGCTCTACCGCGAGTGCTCGAAGTGGGGTCGTCGTCCTGACACGATGCTGGTCGATCCGGCTGTCTATGACGGCTACGAGGAATGGTGTGGACCGGAGCGTGCTTTGGTTGACGAGGCCATGGGAAGCGCAGGCTTCACCAGTCTCCGATTCAAGGGTGCAACTGTCATCCCTGACTACAACATCACCGAGAACAGTGGTGAGGGCTTTATGCTCAACATGACTGGTGGTGCGCCGAGTGCCTCTGCGGGACACGGTTTTGTGCCTGGACTGCTGGACCCTGTGAAGGGCAAGAGCAAGGGCCAGACTAACCTTGGAAACATGGTTCTCTGGATTAACCCGAACGCTCACTTCTTCATGGATGACTGGCGTTTGGCCCAGGAGCAATGGGCTTGGATCTCCAAGACCAAGTTCCACGGCATTCTTACTGTTAACAATCTCCGCGAGCATGGTGCGTTTAACTTTGCTGGCGGTGCCTACAGCGCCTAGAAAGGGGTACTGAACATGGCTCTTTCTAATCCACTCAAGAAGACAGTAGAGGCTATCGCTCAGGAGAGCTTGGTAGACACTGACGTTGTCGTTCTGATAGTTCAGAGTGACGGCGCTCTGCATGCCTACAAGTTCAACAATGGCGATGCTAACCAAACGCAGGACTATGTTCCGATTGCGGGTGTCGTTGACCACAACTCAGGGGCTATTGCCTCTGGCGATGCGATTTCTGTTGTTGTTCAGGGTCTTTGCAAGGCGAAGGTGTACACGGACGGCCAGATTCTGACTGCGGGGTCTCCGACCGCGTTTCTGATGATTGCTGACGAGGGCACAACTGCTGGCGCAGCTGGCACCTTCTGCTCTGACCACACGGACACGACCTTGGCCGGCACTGCCAATGTCACTGACCTGGATGTTGACGCGCAGCAGGGGAACTTTCTGCGCGCCGTTCGCGGAATCTTTGTTGGGGATACCAACATCGCCGCAAGCACCACGGTTACCACTGGTGACGTGTTCGTTTACAACAACCCGATTGCTCTGTTCTAGAGCTAACTCGCTCGTCAGTTGCTGTAGAGCCGCTGGCGGGCAACACGCCTGAGGGTAGGGGGTTTCGGCCCCCTACCCAAACAGGTCGAGGAGAATTGAATTATGGCTAGATCTACTGCACCCGCAGGCTTCGGTCGTCCTATCTGGGACGCGATCAAAGGCGGCAACCAGGTTCATGGAGTCGGTCTTGTGCCGGTTTCTTTTACCCTTCTTGCCGGTCACTCCACAGACTTTAACCGACCTGTCTTTATTACCCCGCGAACAAATCACGGGCGATTCAAGGTAGAGGCGGCGAGCATTTCCTTCGGCGCCGCTATCGGGGCTGATGCCTCCGACTACTGGACCATCGACCTTCAGGTCGGAAATGACGCCGATGGCTGGCACTCGCTGGGGATCGCGTCTCTGAGCACCACTGACGGTATCACCGACAATACGGGCTACGACCTCGAGGTGGATGGCCCAGAAAGCGCCTCACCCAGGAACGTCTTCCTGGAGGCTGGCGACCTCCTTCGGGTTCTGTTCACTGATGTCGGGTCAAGCTCGCCAGCAGACCTGAGCAGCAACACCATGAACGTCGTGGTGTTCCTGCGACACGCACCTCCGGGTCGATAGATTCGGGTAGTCTCTTGAGGGGGTGGGTGAACTGACCTAGCCCACCTCCTCTTGAGCTCTCTAGGAGACCCGAATGGACTTTGCGACACTCAAGCAGCGCCTGGGTCGTCGGCGCGGATTCGACGGGAATGACGACCGTCTAGGCGACTTCATCAACGACGCCTACATGGCGATCTGTGGACGGCGGAACACCTGGGCATGGCTCAGGCGAACCCACCAGTTCGGGACACACACACCTGAGGCTGTGACCGCATCTGCGGACGGCACCCCATCAGCCACAGCCACAGAGGGGGCTGTGTTTACGAACGGCAGTCGGCTGGTCACGCTATCGACCGCGAACTCCGTCACCACCACCCAGGGCACCCGCACCGGGGCCAAGGTAGAGGCGCCTGATGGGACGGTGAACCGGATTCTCAGCCACAATGCCACAACCGGCCTCTACCTCGAGGCTCCGTTCGGCGGCGCTACCTCTTCTGCGATCAACCCAACGGTCTCAGGGGTGGGAGCCACATACGCCTCATCCTGGAAAATCTACTGGGACGAGTATCCGCTTCCAGAAGGAGCTGCTTCAATCGAGTCTATTGTCTGTACCGGAAACGGGTTCATTCGGCACATCCGAGAGTCGAGCCTGCTTTCGCCCCACATGAAGGGGCTGACGGTTAAGGACTACGAGTCGTACCCTCAGTACTACGCTCTCGAGCGACACACGCAGATACCAGCGCCTGACAGCGCGCTTGCTGCAATTGAGGACCCTTCGGTAGCGACCTTTAATGCGGGAACCGTGTTTCAGTACAAGTACTGCTACTACAACACGAAGACGCAGGAGATGGGTCCGATGTCTCCGTCGTCTTCAATCGAGATAACCGCGCCAGGAGGTAGACCGTCGATGGATGTCGGAGGGACTATAATGCGCTCCGATTACGGCGCTGCCATTTACAGGACGAAGGACGGCGGCTCTGAGTTTTATCATTTGGCAAACGTTGTCATTGGCAGCACTAACTGGCTCACCGACACCGTCACGGACGCCAATCTTGGCTTCTCTCACCAAGACGTAGACTCAGCAGGAAACCTGCTCTCCTCAAACATTGGGGCTGTGGCAGAGCGCGACATCAGCACTGGCGGAAGTCATCACATTCGCTTCTGGCCCCCGCCGGATGAAGAGTATCTCGTGGACGTGACGTACTTTGTTGCTCCTCAGGAGCTCACAGAGGACCATGATACGCCGCATATCCCCAGGCAGCATCAGCCCATCCTTCTCGACTTAGCGGAGAGCTATGCGCTCAGCGAAGAAGAGAACCATAGCGCTGCAGCTCAGAAGAGAGCCTATGCGATGGAGGGGGTAGATCGCATGGAGCGTGAAGAGGAGGCTGACCCAGGAACACGCATCCAGATTGGTCGCGGGGAGCCTGAGATCGACGAGGCCCTTGGCAGCTGGCCTAGAACCATCACGGGCTAGGGGACGCTTTAATGGCTCGCATAGCGCAGGGGAAAGGTTTCCATGCTGTACCCGTGCTTACCAGGGGCCTTACCGACCGTGTCTGGGCCCAGAGCGGCGAAGCCCGAAAAGTAGACGGTTGCTACTTCCAGGTAGTTGGGACGGTTGAGAAGACTCGAGGGATAAGAAACCTCGTCGACTGGGCCGTTGATGAGTTCCACCTCCTGAATACAAGAATCAGCTCAATGACTCCGTTCCAGATAAGGGGAGGCCCTAGCGAGCTTGTCATCTCCTTAACGGGCGACAGTGGCGAGGCGGAGGGTTTCTATCCCGTAGCGCTAGGCCGGCTGAAGGACTCTGACGGCAACACCCTAGACAAGTACAAGGGGAGTCGACTGCTTGTCCTAAGAGGGGACAGGCTAGAGAATCCTGGGATACCTCATATTGGAATTGATAGTCCCTGGCATAGCCACTTTAAGGTTCCTGGCGTAAGCGACGATCTGGGCTACCAGCTCATCGATGGCAGGCGAGTTGAGCCGGAAGACCAGTACGGAGGAGACTACTTCGCGTCCTGGGCGAACTGGCTGTTTATATCAAACGGTGTAGATGCAAACGTAAAGTGGAATGGCGACTATGCGGCAAGGGTAGGAGTGACCGAGCGCCCATCTCCACTGCACGTCGAGAAGATGGTTAGTTCGAAGTTCGACCCTGCCTTCTCTATCGGAGAAGAGTTCAGTGGCTTTGGCGAGGCCGATAGGGGTAATGAGGCTAACGAGGTTCAGAAGTTTCAGTACAAATGTACGTTTGTTGGATCTACCGGAGCTGAAGGCCCGCCAGGCGATGCGAGTGACTTTGTTACGACAGGCGAAATGTATGACGAGAAGGCCGGCGAAGATTTTGATGAGGTTGTCGGGGATGTCACAGCATCGGCTAACAGGGCGCTAATCCAACTCACCGGGTTTGACAGGCCTAAGCAGCAAGATGTCATCTGGAGGAACATCTACAAGAGGGCGAAGGACGGGGAGTACTACTTCTGGCGACAGGTCTGCATCAACGAGCGCACTGTCTACGACCACGAGGACACAATATCGGCAGCTTCGCTAGGCTCGCCCCTTCGGGAAAGCCTGACCGCCCCGCCAACAAGCAAGTTCATTAAGTTCTTTAGAGGGCGCGGGTACTACGTCGCGAAAGAGTTCCCGTCGTTTGTGTTCTACAGCGACCCTGGCCTGCCAGAACAGATGAGCTCAGCCCTGCAGTACCTGGATGTAAATAGCGCTGACGGAACGCCAGTAACGGGGGTGGTTACCTTTGGCGATTCGCTCATTATCTTCAAAAAGGACTCGATGTGGCAGGTGACTGCTCTTGCTGACGGTTCGCCAATCCTTACTCCCGTAGACGAGTCAATCGGAAGCACCTCTCCGAGGGCATCTATCTTGGCCTATGAGCGCCTTGTCTTTGTCGGCGTTGACGGGGTGTATCAGTTTGATGGCGCTTCGGTGAAGCCCCTGTCTGAGAACCTGAACAATTGGTGGAAGAATGTCTTCACCGAGGGGCTGAGGACCGCAACAGCATGGCTTGATGAGCGAGAGAGAAGGCTGTTTATATCTCTCCAGAGCGGCCCTGACGATCTAAACGACATGGTTGTTTGTTACCACTACCAGCTCGACGCCATCACGGTGATAAAGGGCCAGAGGATCACAGCATCAACTGTCTACAAGGGGGAGGCTCTCCTTGGCGTCCAACTTCCAAAGAAGTCGGCCAGTGTGCAGAGCGAGGTTTATAGGAGTGGCGTAACAAAAGAAATCCGAAACTCAGACATTGTCATCTGGGGCCTTGGCGATTCGATGGAGTACGGATACCGACCCGGAAGAGAGGCTGACCCAGACGATTCAAAGAGGCCCGTTACGGTTTCAGCCGGAAGCATCGCTGGAAAGATTCGTTTCGGCCCATACAGCGCAAATCAGACAGGATGGAACTCAGACGAGCAGATGGAGGTTGCCGGGATAGACGTGTTCTTCCCGTACATGGGCGACCAAGACTTGACTGTTCGCTGGTATAAAGACCGGAATCCGGAGGCTGTTGGCTCGAGAACATTCGCTCTTGACCAGTTTGGAACAGCTGCACAGAAAACAGAGAACACAGATCTCACTACGCTAGTTGGCTGGGCTGACGACCCAGTCGACCTTGACGACACAACAACGCATAAGAACTGGGGAGAGGGAAAGTGGAATGGCCGCAGACAGTTGTTCCAACGACTTGTCTTCCCAGAGACCGTGATTTGTCGTGAAATAGAGATTGAGTTTGAGAATGGCAACGAGAAGGAGCCCTTCATGCTTGACGGGTTCGTCTTGTGGCGAGCAAGCAAGGGCTCTGAGAGGCAACGGTAATGTCCTGGGAAGGTCGCGATGAAGAAGAACAGGCGGCAGTAAGGACTACCCTTGCCACAAGCGAAGCCATGCTTTCTAGGCTGAGGAGAGCTGTCAGTAGGTCCAACCTAGGCGGGTCAGGGTCATGGCCGCTTTCAAAAAGGGCCTCGCATTGCCTTCGCCTTCTCGGAGGAGGAGGATCTGTTTCGGTCGACAGTCCAAGATCTGTCCGCAGGGCCATTACGATTATAGAGAACTACAAGCCTTCGGCGGGTCCATAGAATGTACTACAGGAAGGGTTTTTATCCTCGACCAGGACAGGCTGACGTTCCAGACGATCTGTGGGCTGAGTTCCAGCGCATTCGCGGACACATGTCCACTATTGACCAAAACAACGTGGACAGGGAGACCCTGACTCCGATTAAGATC